CTCCCACGCCAGTAAAGGTGACGCTAAATGTCGCCTTTTCGTCGTTGTTTGCAGTCACGTTGATGCTCGTAATGATCGCTTGACCAGTGTAGGCAAACTTGTCGGTGGCTGACTCATTTACCGTAAAGCCGCCCGTAGGCACCTGCGCATCTAGAGGCGCGACCAACCCAAACAAGACTGTAACCTTAGCACCCACCAACGTCGCATCAATCATTGCCTCTGTGTCGCTACCATCGGTGCCATGTGAGCAAAGGTTGTCGGTTGTCATTGACCACTGCATGGTAGTGACCTCTGCATCGCTCCACTGACCTGCGCTGTCTTTAGTCGTCGTGTCGGCCGTGTTAACCGTGATAGACAGACTGTGTGAGGTGGCAAGGCCTATTGACTTGCCGCCCATCAATACCTGTAGGTTTTTACCCTTGTAATTAGTATTCATCGCCGCTTATATTATGCGTTAAACATTACATCTACTAGTACCGTCAGCGTCTGTATGTAGTAACCATCGCTGTACGTCTCCTCGCCTGTGTCTTTGACCTCCCACTCACCACAACCTATGACAGTTGCAAGCATTGCAACGCTCGTTGCGTATGTGTCGGCAACCAACGTCAACTCATACCACGCCTCTGTGATGTTATCTTTGCACCACTCGATGTCTGTGCGTCTGTAGGTGACGAATGGCGCACTTGCGCCCGTGTCCGCTACGACTGGGTAGCTGGTCAACGAAAGGCCGTCCAATATCCTCTTTATCTTTTCGCTGTCGTATGTCATTATCGTCTGTTATGCTCGTCTAATATCCACTTGAAATCATGCGTCTGTATGATGTTGATAACCTCAGACCCATGTGCCGCCAACGCTCGCCGCCAAAACTCTGTGGCGGGTATCTTGCCCCTATTTTTGCCGCTCGATGCTATTAAGAGTGACGCAACCAACTTGCGCAGTTTGATAGCCTGCCGTAGATCCTTACGCCTCTGCCGCCCGCCTGTGCGTCTATACTGCGTGCCTTTGTCTATCCATCCCGCAAGATACGCCATTTGATAGACCTGATAGCCTAACCTCTGCTTTAGCGGCTTTTTCCTTATCTGCTCGGTGATGTTGCGCCCCGTGCCTGTCTTGACTGACTTTTTAGCCTCAGACTGCACCGCCTTGTAAAGGATAGTCGCTGCCTTATTGAGGGGCTTTTGCAACTCCTTTTTTAGTTTCTTAGCGGTTTCTCGCCACTCTTTTGTCAGTTGCGAGTAGTCCGCAGACATGTAGGCCATCATGGTGCTGCTCTTTTTTAGTCGTCCTCAAAATGCAGTATAGACGCATCTATTGTGTGCGTCGATACCTCTATATAGTCCTGATGCTCCACTACGCTGTCAATGGCGTAGTATTGCCCCTTGTGTGCTATCACGTACCATTCGCCGACCTCGACTGACCGACGAAAGATGTAGGTAAACGGATAGACATATCTGACCTCATTACCATCGTCTATTGCATTACCCTTACCCTTGACTATCTTGCAATGGTAGGTGCCTGTGCTCTGATAGTAGTTGGTGACATCTCCATATACATCAGTGTGAGGTATCGGCTGATATATCTGGCATACGTCCTTTAGATCTCCTGCGCTCAGCATACTGTATAGCGTCTATGTGTGCCTATAAGATAGTCGTATGACTTTGGCAACTCGGTCGCCTTGTCGCCTGTAATCTCTCGCCTTGCGTACAACTCGCCTATTAGTAGTAACATTGCCTGTACTATCTCAGCGGGTGGGTCGGTCGTCGGTGTCGGTGTCGGCTCGTCACCATCGCCCTCGACTGCATCTGTGTCGGTCGGTGGTGTCGGCTCCGCATCTATCTGCCATTGTGCCGCCGCCGCCGCTGTGTTGCGCAACTGTAATAGATAGTCGTCGTCGTTGGTATCGGCAACGTCTATGCGCAGATGCGTTTTGATTAGCGTCAGCCACTCGGTATCTGTCATGATCTCACCTCCTTTTTTTACGCAAAGGGGGAGAAAGCAATTTAACCTCCTCCCCCGCCTTGCGAAACAAATAACCCTAATATAACTAAAAAAAAGAACTAGTGCATTAGTTGCCACCTGCCGCCGCTGGTGCCTTGTACTCAAACGCCTGTATTGCACCGGCACGGCGCAATACTGCGTCAAAGTAAGCGTTGACGACGATGCGCACCTTGCCAGCCGCCGCCTGCGTGTACTGGTCAACGGTGATGTCGATAGCACCCCACTGACCGACGATTAACTCTGGCCATACGCCGACAAAGCCCAAGCCGCTTGCGCAGTTGGTAGATGTCAAGACTGGGTAGCCATCAAGGTAGCCCGCATCGTACAACAGCCTACCACTGCCGCTGTCAATCTTGATGTCGTGCAAACTTGCCTTAAGGCTCGGCGACAAGACAACCCTAAAGTCGCCATAGTAGTTAGCCGCCTCCAATGTTGCTATCAAGCCCCACCAATCTGCCGCCGTCGTAATGTCGGTGTCGGTCGTTGCGATAGGTGCTGGCGCATTGCTGACTGCCGTAGTCGTCAACAGTGCCTTTTCGACCTCTGCCGTGAGTGCGTTGATGATGTCGGCTCGCAACATCGCCTCAGCGGTGTCGGCCGTCTGTATCAAAAACTGCTTTGATACGTCGATGTAGGCCGTCAGTCTCTTTGGCGTAAGAGTCTTGGCACCGAATGTGCCGGTGCCGTTCTGGGCATTTGCAACCTCAGTCCCCCACCCTACAGTGCTACCGCTGTATAGTGGTATCTCGACATTGCCGACAAGACCAGTCATGTACGTCGTGCCTGCTGCCGCCAATACGCTGTTGCCTCGCAGACCTGTGACTATGTCGAGTACGTCAGTACGTACCGCCTCTTTACCTCCGTTGTGTGTGTCGCTCTGATAAAGATTGCCGCCCGTGAGTACTCCGTCAAGCGCACGGGTATCAATCGGCATCTGTATCTGGCCGCTGTAAGACTGACCGCTCTGCGCCATCTGCTTGCGCCCAGCCTCCAACACTCTGATAGTCTCTGGCGACAATGCACGGCTGTTGACTATGCCGTTGATGGCCGCCAAAAGGCTAAACCGCCCGCCACGCTCGTCGCCAACCTTGACATCGACCGTGTTTGCCCTCTTGCTAAAAGCCTCTAAGCGCGCCTGTATGGCCGCCTTGTTGCTCCTGCACTCCTCTAGATCCTTGCCGATGGCTGCAAACCTCGTCTCTTCCTCTTCGGTTAGTTTGCGCCCCTCAGACTGCGCAGTACTGAGGATCTTTTCGCCCTCTGCCTGCAACGCCTTTTCTTTTTCCGTCAGTGTTAATGTGTCCATGGTACACTCTATTTTAGTTTGCTCCTCTTATCCTCGTAGTATGCCGCCAAGGCCTTTTTCGCCTCGTCCTTTGCTGCCTCTAGGCTCCGTAACGCCACGCTCGTACCCTCATAGGCTGGCTGATACACTGGCGACACGTCGTATAGACGACGTATCTTGCGTATTGTCCGCAATGTGAAATCTTTGCTCCAGTCGTCCGACTCGACCGAAAAAGCAAAGCTACTGCCAGTAATATCGCCACGCCTTATGCTCTCTGTGACCTCCTTGCCCAGCGGCGTATCAGGTGGCGTAAACTCGTAGCGCAGACCTTTGCTATCTACCGACAATTTAAGCGTGCCGATACCTTGCTTAGACCTCGCCAAAAGGCCTCTGTCTATGTCATGATTAAGCACTGCAAAGACATCCGACTGCTCTATTACGCCATTAAGCGCATCTGCCGTGATTATCTCTTTAAAGCCGCCTAGATCCTCCGACAGCGAGTTAAAGACAGCCGCATAGCCGCTGATCTTACCATCGTCGCTGACGCTCGCTCTGAGGTCGCAACTGCGCCTCTCTATGTCATTGTTGCTGGTCTGGCTCATATCTATTGTCTGTTAAGTTAACCTGCCTATAGTGTCGGTCTCCTCCCTCGATAGGTGGCAAGTCTATCTGTTTGCGGATCTCGTTCTGCGACAGAGCTCCGATGTTAAACATCGTGCTAAAGTAGCTTGCTAAACTTGCCTTGTCAGTCCTCAAAAGAGGTGTCGTGTCAAAGGTGATGGTATATAGCTGCCTTTGCTGTGCAGTCAGCAACTTTGCGCACAACTCGCACTCCACCTTGGCTAAGATTGGCTGTAATGTGTCCGACAAAAAACCCAAGGCCTCTGCCTCTATTGTACTATAACTCGACTTTGTGAGGTCAAAGACCTTGGTAGGTGACACGCCAAAAAACCTACATATATCTACTACATTGTACTGCCTTGACTCTAGTAGTTGTGCATCTGCTGGCTTGACCGTGATAGGCGTATATTGCATCGACCCCTCAAGCACTGCAACGCCCTGCGGCGTACCTGTGACCGGTCTAAAGGCCGACTGCCACGACTCCTTTAGCTTGCGCTTTTGCTCCTCGTTAAGCATGCTATTGACAGTCAGCACGCCGCCCAGATTACAACCGCCCGTGAAAAACGACTTGGCTGACTCCTCGCTCCCTGTTGCTATCTGTAGCGAGTTGCATGCGTGCCATATTGTACTGATGCCGTTGATGCCGTCATACGTGTAGTTGATAAGATGCAACACGTTGATGCTCTCGTATGCCTTGCCGTTGATCACATAAAAAACGTCTCTTGTGAGGCCGTCGTCCTCGCCTATTATGACCTTGATGGTGACGCTATCAGGGTCACACCATCGCAGTGCAATGACATCGCCTTTGCCGTCTCGCTCGATAACGGCAAAGGCGTTGCCACGCAAGATCATCGCCGAGACCATCAGGCGAATAAAGTTAAAGCGATTGATCGTGTTGTTAGGCCTCTCGTTGATGACATAGGCCAGTTGTCCCTCGACCGGTCTCTTGTCTCGATCGTAGATGCGCAATGGTAGCTGTGCCACGCTATTGCTGATTAGATCCACGCACCGATAGACCACTGACAACTGCATCGCCTGACGCTCTGCTATCGTCGAGTAGTTAGCATAAGTGACAAGCGCAGTCGGTGACCAACTGCGCTTGTTTACCCACTTCCTCAGACTATCAAAAAAACCAAATGCCATACGTAACAACCATTCGACTGCTAATGTAGTAATTATTTTTTGATTTATATGACAAAAATACTCGGTGCTGTTTGTGGCTCGGTCAGATAGCCGCCCAACGCCATGCACATGCTTATTACGCCGTCGATCTTTGTCTCGTAGTCGTCCTTTGATGGCTTGATATTGCCATTGACATCGACCTTGATCTTGACATTTGCAAAGCAATGCAGTGTGACGGGATTGTAATCTATTGTCAGCCCTCCCCCCATTATGCGCCTTTCTAGCTCCCTCGTAGGCTTGTTAAAACTACCCGTAGTCTGGCTGTAGGGTCGCAATGGCAGTCCTCTACTAGTGCAGTCTATAGCCCACTGTGTTGCGTTCCACTGGTCGTAAGAGACCATCGCAATGGTGTTGCCTTGCTCATTGTATCTTATGATGTCTGCCGTTATCCTATCGTAGTCCGTAACATTGCCGTCAGTGACCTGTATGTAGCCTTGTCTCGCCCATTGCTGGTACTGCTGTTCGTATCGCCCGCCCGCCGTCAATTTAGCTGACGGCACATAGTAGTCAGTCCACATGCGTAGCGTCATATCTGCTTGCTGATAGAGGTAAGACACGCAGGTTAGGTCGCCAACTGCCGCAAGATCCACGCCGACATGTAGCCGCTCACCATGTCGCTCGACCACCTCTGACCGCTCTATTATCTTGTTGTCGTCTATCCATACCGCTGCCGTGTCCGTCCAGATGTTGATGTTTTTCGTCTTGACTCCCACCTGCTCGGAGAAGTTGTTTAACGCTCCGTTCACCTGTGCTTCCAAATACCTCTCCGTCGTCGTTACGCCTAAGTTCGGGTTTGCCTTCTTCCACGTCGTTTTCTCCCTCCAATCGTCCCCCTCGTCCGGTGCATAGATAGCCGCAAACATAGCGTCGTCCTCCGTCTTGCCGTCAAGGATAGAGATGCAAGTCTTTCGGAGTTCATAGCAAGGGTAGTTCTTATTGAAACCTGCCGTGGTTATCGTGCAAAGATGCGGGTTCTTCCTCATTCCCTGGGAACTCTTGATAACGTCTCGTACCTTGCTGTTGGCGGCTGCGTGGTACTCGTCTATCAGTCCGAATGATGCGTTGAAACCGTCCAACTTGGAACTATCAGCCGCAAAACATTTGAGGACGCTGTTTTTCACCATATACTTCACCTCACTTCGCAACCTCTTCAAACTCCTTCCGGTCTCGTCCAGCTGCTTTGCCAAGGTGCTACAATAGTCGAAAGCAATGCTCGCCTGCTCCTTGCAATTTGCCGCCAAGTCAACCTCCGCTCCGTCCTCTCCGTCCGCTATCAGGAAGTAAAGACAAAGAACCGATGCAAGGAAGGTCTTGCCGTTCTTCCTCGCCACCTCGATGTAAGAGTACATAAAACGCCTGTTCTTCGTCCCTCTGATATACCACCCTACGATATTTGCCACAATGTAACGCTGCCACTGCTCCAACGCTACCTTTGTGCCGCTTCCCGCTCCTGTATAGTGTTTGAACAGTCCGATAAACTTGAAACAACGTGCCACCGCCTTCTCCGAAAAGACAAGGTCGTCTCTCTCAAAGTCTGCCAACGTCCGCCGGCACGCCTTCTTTATTGCGCTCCCCGCCTCCTCGCTGTCTATCGTCTTTCGGCAATAGTCCAACACGTCCTTCTTAATCTTCAATGTCGTCGACTTCTTCATTCTCGAACGCCTCCAGTGCTGTCAGTGGTCGTGCCTTCGCGTCCCTTGTGTCGAGGGTCTTTCTACCCCTTGCCGATAGTCCAAACTCCTTTATAAGACTAAGCACCGTATTTTCCGACGCAGTTGCAACAGCTAGCAATGGGTTGCGTTTGCCGTTGGTGATCAAGTCCTCAGTCGCCATCGCCGCAGTCGCTCGTAGCACCTTGTCGTACTCTATTGCTAAGATGCTGAGTGCGCACACGTCACTCATGTCGAGACGTGACAACATCGCCAGCCGGTCAATAATGCCTCTTAGCATGACCTTTGTTGTCTCGCTGAGGTCGTCGGTCATC